TCAGGTATAGATGGATTAGAGCAGAAAGCGTTGGCTTTCAAGATACGAAAAACATATCTGGACGTTTAAGAGAAGGGTATGAATTAGTTCGTGCTGAAGAAGTCGAAAATGCATCTGACTATCCAGTTCTCGATGACGGGAAATACAAGGGAGTGATCGGGGTTGGCGGCCTTCTACTTGCGAAGGTGCCAGAAGAGATTGCGAAGCAACGTCAAGACTACATGACTAGACGTCATGAAGACAGAAGCGATGCAGTAGAAAACGATCTTATGAAGGAGCAAGACCAGAGGATGCCGATCAATGTTGAAAGGCAGTCTCGTGTAACCTTCGGTGGTACGAAAAAGTAATTTTAAATATCACTGAATTTTTTAAACCGTACTGGAGGCCGTTTAACGACGGCAGGTACATAAGGAGAAACAACTATGGCAAATAGAAACACACAAGGTTTTGGACTAATTCCTGCAGGAACGCTTGGATCAACTCCAGCGACTTCTGGTCAAGGTAAGTACAAAATCGATGCGGGTTCTACGACTACTATATACAACGGCGCTGCTGTTGCTTCTAATGCTGGTTACATTATCGATGGTCAAACAACTGATGCACCTATTTTAGGTGTATTAAATGGGATATTCTATAACGCGGCTACAACTTTAAAGCCGACGTTTGCGAATTTCTACAAGCAACCGATAACACCAGCGAACTCAGAAGACATAGACGCTTTTGTATTCGATAACCCACAACAACAATACGTAGTAGCAACTGATGACTCTGTGGCTCAATCTGGATATTTAGAAACGTATGACATGAATACTTCTGCCGGTGATGATACTACTGGTAAGTCTTCAGCTACACTAGATATCGGAGACACAAGTGCAGATGCTGCTTCTTTCAGATTGTTGAGATCTGCTGAGGATCCTGAAAACGATGAAAATGCGGCTTTCAGATCTGTTGTAGTAGTTCCAAATCTGATTGAGTTACAATCGTAATAGCTAGAATAGGAGATAAAACATGGCAATATCACGATCACAACTAGTTAAAGAACTAGAGCCAGGTCTGAATGCACTATTCGGCTTGGAATATAAAAGGTATGAAAATCAGCATGCTGAAATTTATACCAGCGAAAACAGTGACAGAGCTTTTGAAGAAGAAGTAATGTTATCTGGTTTTGCAAACGCACAAGTAAAAGGTGAAGGATCTGGTGTATCATTCGATGAAGCACAAGAAACTTTCACTGCTCGTTACACTCACGAGACCGTAGCTTTAGCATTTGCTATCACAGAAGAAGCTATCGAAGATAATCTCTACGATAGACTTGCTGCTAGATATACAAAAGCTTTAGCAAGATCCATGAGCAATGCGAAACAAGTAAAATCTGTTGAGCCTTTAATCAACGGTTTACCATCAACTGCAACTTTCAAGTCAGGTGATGCAAAAGCATTGTTTACTACAAACCACCCTACAGTAGCAGGTACTTTTTCAAATACCTTAACTACTCAGGCGGATCTTAACGAAACGTCATTAGAGCAATCATTAATTGATATCTCTAAAATAACTGACGAAAGAGGTCTTAGAATTGCAGCTAGAGGGGTGAAAATGATCGTCCCTTCGGAGAATCAGTTTACAGCTGAGAGACTTATGAAGTCTCAAGGTAGAACTGGAACAGCTGATAACGATATAAATGCAATCGTTTCAATGGGAATGGTTCCTCAAGGATACAGAGTGAACAATTACCTAACTGACTCTGATTCGTTTTATATCATTACAGACGTACCTAACGGTATGAAAATGTTCACAAGAGCTCCGTTGACAACTGCAATGGAAGGTGATTTCGACACTGGCAACGTAAGATACAAAGCTAGAGAAAGATACTCATTTGGAGTGTCAGACCCTAGAGGTATCTACGGTGTAGAGGGTGCGTAATACCTAAAATTTTGAGGCGGGACACAATCCCGCCTCATTTTAAACATAGAAAGGAAAAATGCACAAAAAACAATTCAGAGTACAGATATCTGCATATTTACATTATGCTGATTTTATTATTGAATCTTTAGATGCCCCGTTAGATATAGAAAATGCTATCATTGACAGATTAGGAAAATCTGATATAAAATGGGAATATCTTGGAGAAATGCATGATCCAAGAGTAAATAGAATAACCTATGAGGAGGTTATTAATGGAGGCGATAGTGCAACACTTGAACGACCTTTACACACAGAAAAAGGGTCTAGATCTTCAGTGGGAGCAAGAGCATCTTAAAGAGGGTAGATATACTCTCAACATGGTTAAGATAGACAGAAAAGTCAGAGAAGTTCTTAATCATATTAAACTTGCAGAGGCTAGAAAAGCGACTTTGCAAAATAAAATAGATGATGCAGCTCCTCAAGTTTCTGTAGCTACTTAATAAAAAGCTACATCGTTGGAAAAAACCAATCCACATTACAGGCCCTCTTGCGCTTTATTAAAAACTGTTATATAAATTATTCACTGTATAATTAATTGGAGCATAGACGCATACAGTCGACGGCCTAGAGACTATGCTCTTTAAACTAGGAGGATACTATGGCACAAACTACATTTTCAGGACCAGTAAAATCTTTAAGAGGATTTGTTACTGCAGGACCTGACGCGGTTGTAAACATCACAGCAGAAACTACTTTAACTTTTGCTGCTCATGCAGGTAAAGTTATTAAAATAAATGATGCAGATGGAGCAATCACACTTCCAACAATCAAAGCAGATAGCAAAGGCGGAACAGCTGGACAAGACGATCCTAACGCTAATAATCAATTAGGTGCAGTCTACAAGTTTTTTGTAGGCACAGATTGCACGGATTGCGATATTAAAACTGACGGAACTGACAAATTTGTTGGTCACGCAACTATCGTAAACGTAGCAGATGGAACTAACAGCACGTTCGTTCCTGCATCAGCTAATGATGTTATCAGCATGAACGGTGGAACTACAGGTGGAGATAAAGGTAGCACAGTTACCATTACTGCACTTGAAGACAATGTATATTTAGTAGAAGCAGTGTTAATCGGTACAGGTACTGAAGCAACACCTTTTGCAAATAGTTAATAAATAAATAATGACTCGGAGCGCCTGGTAATGCAGGCGCTCTTTAAAAGGAGGACAAAAACATGGCAGACACAGTATTAAATACAACTGTATTTGATGGAGCAAAAAAACTTATCACTCACTACAACGTAGTTTCTGATAGTTCTGGAAGCACAACTAAAATAGTTGATGTTTCTGCATTAGCATCTAACAACGGCAAAACTTGCAAAACAGTAAGATTAAATAAAGTTAGTTTTAATGTTTCTGTAACAGCACCGGTTGATGCAATTAGAATGCAATGGGACGCTGATACGGATGTGGTATTTCAAACTTTATCGGGTGAAATGGAATATGATTACTCATCTTTTGGTGGATTAAAAAACACTGAAGCAACTAATTTTACCGGAGATGTAAATGTTGTTTTACCAGCTTGTTCAGACGGAGATACAGCTACAATCGTTTGTGAATGGATTAAAGTTTACGAATCGTAGGAGTTTAAATGGCTAATACTACTTCGGGGACAACAACGTTCGACAAAACTTTTGCTATTGACGAAATAATAGAGGAAGCTTTTGAACGTATAGGTCAGCAAAATGTTGCTGGATATCAATTAAAAAATGCAAGAAGAACTCTAAATATCTTGTTTCAAGAGTGGGGTAATAGAGGTATTCACTATTGGGAAGTAGGTTCAACTAATCTAGATCTTATAGAAGGTCAAGCAGATTATGATTTTTTTAGATCAAGTGACGATGGAACTTCCGCAACCACAACAGACCCATCAAACGTTTTTGGTATGTCCGATGTTCTTGAAGCACAATTAAGATCCAATAGAACTCAAACAACACAATCAGATAGTCCTATGACTAAAGTAGATAGATCTACTTATGCAGGTTTTTCTAATAAATTATCAAAAGGCACACCTAATCAATATTGGGTAGAAAGATTTATAGATAAGGTTACGATACATATCTATCCAACACCTGATTCTACGAGTGCATCTAAAGATATGCATTTTTTCTTTATAAAAAGAATACAAGATGTAGGTGATTATACTAATGCAACTGATGTTCCTTTTAGATTTGTTCCTTGCATGGTATCAGGATTAGCGTATTATTTATCTATGAAATATCAACCACAATTAGTACAACAAACAAAATTGGTTTACGAGGATGAGTTTGCAAGAGCGTTAGCAGAAGACGGTTCTGCATCTAGCACACACATTACTCCTAAAGCTTATTATCCAGGAGCATAATGGCAAAATACGCAACAGGTAAATACGCAAAAGCAATATCAGATAGATCTGGTATGGAATTTCCATATAAAGAAATGGTTAGAGAATGGAATGGTGCGTTTGTGCATGTATCTGAATTTGAACCTAAACAACCACAATTAGAACCAAAGCCGATGAATGGTGACTCTATATCTTTAAGACATGTAAGACCAGGAAGAATAGAACCAGCTGTTGCTGCCATGTTACCAAATAATCCTTTCTCTATAACAGCATCTTCACAAACAATTACTGTAACAGAGCCTAATCATGGAAGATCTAGTGGTGATACTGTAAGATTTAGAAACGTGATAGGAAGTCCTGGAGGGGTAGCTTTTACAGTTTATCAAAATTCAAGTGGTTTTAGCATAACAGTTACAACAACAGATAAATATACGTTTACACTAGGCTCAACTCCTAGTATAACAGAAGATTCAGGAGGACCAACTGTGTCTGCAGGACCAGTTACTATAACACCATGATAAAATTTTTTAAAAAATGGATTTGTAAAATATTTCATATTAAACAATGTGAGTGTCCAACCGATATGGATCCACATGAAGAACTATATTTACACACACCAGAACCAGAAGTGCCAACACACGTAGAAGAAACAGCAAAACAGAAAAAGATACGTGAAAAACACAAAGGAGATAAATAATGGGAAAGATAAAAGCATTTAAAGGTTTAGGAAAAGCTTTTTTAAAAGGAAGAGCAAATCCTAAAAAAGTTAGAGGTGATATGGAGACAAATCCCGCTGTTAGAAAAGGTATTGCCATAGCAAAAAAAGATTTAAAGAAAAAAGGGTTTATTGGTATAAAAGCAAAAAAAATACCTAAAGATTTAAGTTATATGAAAGGTTATTTAGATTAATGGCTGGATTAAGTGCATCAGGATTAAAAACACAAATTAGAAGTTATACAGAAACAGATTCTAATGTTTTATCAGATTCTGTTTTAGAAAATATAATTTTAAATGCACAATATAGAATATTTAGAGATGTTCCTATTGATGCAGATAGAAAACAACAACTAGGTAATTTTGTTGCTGGACAAGAGTCTATTAACTGTCCAGCGGGAGCTGTATTTATTAGAGGTATACAAGTTTATGATACAGCGGGATCTGAAACTACAGGGGCTAATAGATGGTTAGAAAAAAAAGATGTAACTTATTTACAAGAATATCAAGATGTGACAGGCACATCTGCGGCTCAAGGACAGCCTAAATATTACGCTATGTTTGGAGGTGCTACAGGAGAATCTGATACCACATCAGGAAGAATATTTGTAGCTCCAGTTCCTAATACAACATATAGATTTAGAGTGCATTTTAATGCAATGCCTGCATTATTAGAGAATGATGACACTAATTATATCAGTCTTAATTTTCCAAATGGCTTATTATATTGCTGTTTATCAGAGGCATATGGTTTTTTAAAAGGTCCGATAGATATGTTGACTTTATATGAAAATAAATATAAACAAGAAGTACAGAAGTTTGCTAACGAGCAAGTTGGTAGAAGACGAAGAGATGACTACACAGATGGCACAGTTAGAATACCGGTGACCTCAGCAAACCCGTAGGAGATTATTATGGCGATAACATCAGCAATTTGCACAAGTTTTAAACAAGAACTTTTAGTAGGAACACATAATTTTACAGCGACAAGTGGTAATACTTTTAAAATAGCTTTATTCACAAGTGATGCATCTTTAGGAGCAGGCACTACAGCATATTCAACATCAAATGAAATTACAAATTCTTCCGGAACTGCGTATACTGCCGGTGGAGCAACACTAACTTCAGTGACTCCTACAACAGATGGCACGACAGCTGTTTGTGACTTTGCAGATGTAAGTTATACTTCTGCGTCTTTTACAGCTAATGGCGCACTAATATATAACGATACACAATCTGATAAAGCTGTGGCTGTTATAGCTTTCGGTGGTGATAAAACAGTTTCTTCAGGAACTTTTACAATTCAATTTCCCGCAGCAGACGCAAGCAACGCAATAATCCGTATAGCATAGGAGGCCACCCATGTCGGTGACTTCAGGATGGGGTAGACTCACTTGGGATCGATCTCAGTGGGGAGGTTCTACAATTTTAACAACAGGATGGGGTGCGGAAGACTGGAACAATGGCTCTTGGGGCCAGATTAACGATGAAATAGTTTTTCCAACAGGAATATCTGCTACCATATCAATAGGATCAGTATCTGCTTTTTCAGCACAAGGTTGGGGAAGAGATGACTGGGGAGAAGAACCTTGGGGAGAAAGTTTTGATCCTGTAATTTCAGTAACAGGTTTTGGTCTTACAGCTTCACTTGGTACAACGGAAGAATCTAATCAAACAGGTTGGGGTAGATTATCTTGGAACCAAGCTGATTGGGGAGAAGGTGCTGACGAAACGGTGTCTTTAACAGGTATTGAAGCAACTGCTTCAGTGGGATCTATAACTCCAGAGTTTACTTATCTATTAGAAATGATAGGTGCCAATCACTCGATGACAACGAGTGTTGGTAGTCCACAGGTTGATGGTGAAATAGGCGTTCCTCTAACAGGAGTGTCAGCAGAGTTTGCAACACCAACAATGTCTTATGTCGGAACACTAGTTGGTTGGGGTAGAGATTCTTGGAATGATAACTCTTGGGGAGAATCCCCTAATCAAGTTATTCCTTTAGTAGGTAGAGAGGCAACTATAAGTGTAGGATCTATATCTCCTGCGGATGTGGTTGGTATATCTGGTCAAGAAGCCACTACAAGCGTGGGAAGTTTTAGTTTCGTAATTAGTCCAACAGCTTCTCTTAGCGGACAATCTTCAACGATAAATTTAGGAACTTTAGGACTAGAATTTGGTAAAAGCACAGAACCTATAACAGGCATAGAAGCAACATCTTCTTTAGGCACTTTAGGATTAGAGTTTGGCCCAGATGAAATTACAGGTGTGTCTGCAACAACATCTGTTGGATCAATTGAAATTGGAGCTGTTGAATTAGTGGATGTAACAGGAGTTTCTGCAACAGTATCTGTGGGATCTATTACTCCAGGGATAGGTGTCCCTCTTACAGGTATAGCAGCAACATCAGCTGTAGGGTCAATTTCACCAAGCGATGTAGTTCAAGGTTTAACAACAGTTGAAATAACTGCAGGTGTAGGAGTGCTGGCAATAGAGGCTTACGCAAACATTGACACGGGTTCAAATACCTCTTATAGTGCCGTTTCAACAGGATCAAATGATACGTATTCTGATGTTGCAACAGGATCAAATACGAGTTATAGTAATGTATCTACAGGATCAAATGATACGTATTCTGATGTTGCAACAGGATCAAATACAAGTTATAGTGACGTAGCGTAGGAGAAAAATATGGCATCAACATACACACCTTTAGGGGTAGAACTTCAAGCAACTGGTGAAAACGCTGGTACATGGGGAACAAAAACTAATACTAATTTACAAATTATAGAACAAATATCTGGTGGATATACAACAGTTAATTTTGGAAGTGACGCAGATGTTACTTTATCTGTTTCTGATGGATCAACCGGTGCAGCTTTAGCTCATAGAGTTTTAGAATTTACTTCATCAGGATCTTTAACAGCTACTAGAAATGCCACTATCCCTCTTGATGTTCAACAATTTTACATTTTAAAAAATTCAACAACTGGTAGTCAATCCATAACATTTAAATATGTTTCTGGATCAGGAGATAGTGTTACCGTTGCAAATGGAACAACAGTAATTGCGTATGCAAAAGCTGATGATGGAACTAACCCAAATATTGATTCAGTTAGCATAGGAGATGTAACACTAACTGGAACAGAAACTTTAACGAATAAAACTTTAACGTCACCTAAAATAGGCACTTCTATTTTAGATACGAATGGTAACGAACTAGCTAAAGTAACAGCAACTAGTTCAGCAGTAAACGAATTTACAATAGCTAACGCAGCTACTGGAAGCGGACCAACTCTTTCATCTACAGGTGGAGATACAAACATAGATATCAATGTAACTCCAAAAGGAACTGGAGATGTTGTTCTTGCAGGAGATACAGTAAAAGTTGGTGATTCTGGAGCGGCAGCTACATTAACTTCAAACGGAGCGGGAGCACTTACAGTAACAACCGGTGGTGCAGCTGATCTTGTTTTAAGCACAAACAGTGGAACTGACTCGGGCACAGTTACAATTACAGACGCAGCTAACGGAAATATTACTCTTGCTCCTAACGGAACTGGAGTAGTTCAAATTTCAGGAAACTCAACTCAATCTGGTAGATTAAGAATTACAGAGGACACTGATGATGGATCAAACTATATTCAGTTATTAGCGCCTGCTTTATCAAGCAATCTTTCATTAACTTTACCTTCTGCAGACGGTTCGGCAGATCAAGCCTTAGTTACAAACGGATCAGGTGTTTTATCTTTTGCTGATGCAGGTGGTGGTAAAGTTTTACAAGTTGTTGGTGCAACTTCAACTAACGAAACAACTACTACATCAACATCATATCAAGCATTTACTGATGGAGTGACTATCACACCTTCAGCAACAAATAGTAAAGTTTTAATATTAGCAAATTTTGAAACAAGTGGAACTGACTCAGCGATTAGAATTGCAACTTCATTATTTAGAGACAGCACTGAAGTAACTGGAGGTTCTCGTTTAGCTCAAAGAAACGAACAAAATAATACTACGCCAGCTGCTACACCTACCCAAATGTCAATAATATTTTTAGATTCACCAAACACTACTTCTGCTGTAACATATAAAATAGCTTTTAAAAGACAAGATAACCAATCAGGAACTGTAAAAATAAATGATGATCAAAAAACATTAGTTTATGTAGCAATGGAAATAGGAGCATAATGATAATTAATAAAACAATAGCAGCAATATTAAAAATTAATCCTGACGCAGATGTAACTGTAACAAATGAAGATATAGATAGCATCCAATGGAATAATGGTACTACACCTATACCTAAAGCTCAAATAGAAGAAAAATTAGCTGAAGTAGAGGAAGAATTTAATAATCAACATCAAAAAGTAATAGATGATAAAACATCAGCAAAAACTAAATTAAAAAATTTAGGTTTATCTGATGATGAAATAAAAGCCCTACTAGGTATATAATACTACCAAAAAATTAAAAACCTTATATAATGAGGGCTTATGCTACAGAAAATAGGATTTCGACCAGGTATTAATAAACAAATCACGGAGACCGGAGCAGAGGGACAATGGGTGGATTGTGATAATGTTAGATTTAGATATGGTACGCCTGAAAAAATAGGTGGTTGGAATCAATTAGGTGGCTCTGGATCAAACGAATTAACAGGTGCTGGTCGAGGCATGCACCATTTTATAAATAGCTTATCAAGAAAATATTCAATCATTGGTACAAATAGAATTTTATACGCTTTTTCTGGGGGCGTGTTTTATGACATACATCCAATTAAATCTACAACAACGCTTACAAGTGCTTTTACCACGACCAACGGATCACCAACAGTAACTATTACTTTTAGCACATCTCACGGTATTAATCCTCAAGACATAATATTGTTAGATAATTTTTCTACAATCACAGGATCTAATTTTGGTTCGTCTGATTTTGATGATAAAAAATTTATGGTAACAACTGTGCCAACAGCAACAACTATTACAATTACAATGCCATCAAACGAGTCAGGATCTGGTGCAACAACATCAGGAGGCATTAGAGTGCAACATTATTATCCTGTTGGACCAGCTGTGCAAGCAAAAGGTTTTGGTTGGGGTTTAGGTTCTTGGGGTGGTGAAGATGGATCTGCATTAACTTCTACTTTAAATGGTGCGATTAACAGTTCTGTAACAACTCTTACATTAGCCGATGCATCTCAATTTCCTAGTTCTGGAACAAACTTTGTTATAATAGGGTCTGAAGAAATTTCTTATACTGGAGTTAGTGGTAATACACTTACAGGTTTAACAAGAGGGGTTGCAGGAACAACAGCAGCATCACATAGCGATGGTGCTACAGTTACAAATTCAACTGATTTTGTTGCGTGGGGTGAGGCTGCATCAGGAGACTTAGTATTAGAACCAGGTATGTGGTCATTAGATAATTTTGGTGATAAGGCAATTTGTTTAATTCATGACAGCGCTGTTTTTTCTTGGGACTCTAGTTTGTCCAATGCAACAGAAACTAGAGCAGCCATTATAACAGGTGCACCAACTGCATCACGTCACATGTTAGTATCCACACCAGACCGTCACTTAGTGTTTTATGGAACAGAAACAACTATTGGAGATACATCAACACAAGACGACATGTTTATTAGATTCTCCGATCAAGAGGATATAAATACATATACTCCATCTGCAACTAACACAGCCGGCACACAAAGACTGGCTGATGGATCACAGATCAGAGGAGCTATAAGAGGTAGAGATGCTATCTATGTTTGGACTGACACTTCATTATTTACACAACGTTTTGTTGGTCAACCATTTACATTTGCGTTTGCACAAGTTGGAACTAACTGTGGATTAGTTGGACAGAATGCATGTGTTGAGGTTGATGGTTCTGCATATTGGATGTCAGAGAATGGTTTCTTTAGATATGCAGGTAAACTAGAATCACTTCCGTGTTTAGTAGAAGATTTTGTATTTGATGATATTAATTTAGAGTCTGGTAACCAAATGGTATCTGCCGGATTAAATAATTTGTTTGGTGAAGTTATGTGGTTTTATCCTCAGTCTTCTTCATCAGTTGTAAATAGAATGGTTGCATATAATTATTTTGATTCATCACCACAAAGACCTGTATGGACTGTGGGAACTTTAGCTAGAACAATATGGAAAGATTCCGCAGTGTTTGGTAAGCCACATGCTTTAGAGTATGATGCAGATACCGATACATCTTTTGATGTAGTTGGTAATACGGAAGGTAGAACAAGTTACTATGAACACGAAACAGGGACAGATCAAAACAGAAATGGAACTATAAGTGCGATTACTGCAAATATTTTATCAGGAGATTTTGATATCACAGCTCAAAGAGCACCAACTGGTCAACAAACAGGTATTGCAACTTTTAGAGGAGATGGTGAATTTATTATGAAGATAAGAAGATTTATACCTGATTTTATTTCACAAACTGGCACAACTAGAGTCACGTTAAATTTACGAAATTTTTCAAATGACACAGCTGCGAGTTCACCACTTGGCCCTTTTGATATTACAAGCGCAACAAAAAAAATTGATACACGTGCAAGGGCTAGAGCTATTGCTCTAAAAATAGAAAATACATCAACAAGTCAAAATTGGAAGTTAGGTACTTTTAAATTAGACACACAACCAGATGGAAGAAGATAATGGCAAAGATAGTACAAGTATTAACAAGACCAAGTAAAGAATATGATTTAGGCACAGCGGAAGCGCAAGTAAGAGATCTTGATGCGATTGTGGAAAAATTAAATTCTACGTTTCAAGAAGAATTAAAACAGGAGATAGAAGCATTTAACTTCTTTATAAATTAATGGCTAATAGTTTTAAAAATAAAAAAGTAGATTTAACTACAACTGATCTTACAACTTTGTACACAGTACCAACTGCAACTACAACTGTTGTTAAATCATTGTTAGTAACCGAGGACGCTGGATCAGGAACCACTATAACAATAACACTAGTAAATTCTAGTGGTGCTATATTTAATTTATTTAAAGATAAAGCTATAGCATCTAAGGCAACATCAGAGCTCTTAACAAATCCACTTGTTATGGAGGAAAGTGAGGTGTTAAAAGTACAAGCTGCTGATGCTAATGAGTTGCATGTCATAGCTTCTATATTAGAAATACAACCAAGAGAGGTGGTATCGTAATTATGGAAATAAAACCAAAAAAAATAATAGAGGAAATATCTAACATAAAAACAGGTGAAAAATACATGAATGATCAAGAGTGGAAGTCAAAAGGTATACCAGAATCTGACATAAGAAAAGATGTGACAGTGGTAATGCCTAGCCTTGATTTATTCGGTAAAACAAAATAAGATGATACGATGGCAATAACTAGAGCACAAATAGCAAGACAATTATACCAATTTGGAGGTGGAGCAGATGCTGGCAAAGGATCTGATTTTGGTAAAGAAAATTTTGGTGGTGGTGATGGTGTAAGAGAACAAAGAATATCACAACAATATAAAAATGTACCAAAAACAACAATTAAGTCTGGAAAAGATTTTAGAGATACACAAAAAGTTAAAGAAGCTTTTACCAAAGAAACACTTTTAGATAAAGCACCTAGCATTGGACTTTTAAGTAAACTTTCTAAATTTGACCCAAAATTCATGAAAGACTTTGCAAAATTTAAATCTAATCAAGATCTTTTAGATTATATTAATAGCTTAGATGAAGAGGACCAGAGCAGTGGTAAATTAGCTTCAGCTTTAATAGGTTATGGAGATTTTTTAGCAGAGCAAAAAGGTTTGCCAGCATTAAAATTTTCTGGTGATGTAGGTGGTTTAGAACAATTTGTAAAAAAAGATGGTACGTTTGGTTATAGAAATGTTGAAGGTGGACAACCTATTATACCTCAAACAATGATGGCATCAGCACCAAGCATCACGGAACAAGGAACAGAAGATCCTCAAGGATTAGAGGGTTTAAGATTAGCATTTAGAGCTGAAGGTGGACCAATAGGTGGGATCATGGATATTGAATCAGGTAGACAGATGTATTTTTTAGGTAAATTAGTTAAGAAAGCAACAAGAGCTGTTAAAAAAATTGCAAAGTCACCAATAGGTAAAGCTGCATTATTAGGTGCAGTTGCATTTGGTATACCAGGACTAGGAACGGCCGGTGGCCTAGGTGGTGGTATATTTGGTAGAGCTAGTTTTGGTGGAGCTGCACCGGGTATATTTGGATTTAGTGGTATTGGAAATGCATTAGCTTTAGGTAAAATGAAAGCAGGTAATTTATTATTAGGACTTCCTGGAGACACGGGAGGTAGAGTTGCTGGGACTGGTTTATTAAGTAAAATAGGACCAGGAACATTAATTACGGCAGCATCAGCACTAGCAGGATTACTAACAGAAGACCAAGAACAAAAGGCACAAGAATTATCAAGGGGTGAGGGTATAGATATAGAGGAAGCTAGAAGAATGATCTTACAAGCAGGAACTTCAGCAGATAGAAGAGGTTTAGCATTTAGAGCTGAGGGTGGTAGAATTGGATATCAAGAAGGATCAAAAGAACCAGTGGCTAAAAAGACCATGCCACTACTAGATATGGGTGGCAAAGAGATGGATCTAAGAGAAGAAGGTGGATTTGTACCTATCGGACGTATGGAAAAGGCAGACGATGTCCCTGCAAGATTATCAAAGAATGAATTTGTATTTACAGCAGATGCTGTTAGAAATGCTGGTGATGGAGATGTAGACAAAGGCGCAGAAGTTATGTATAACATGATGAAGAACCTCGAAGCCGGAGGTGACGTATCTGAAGAATCGCAAGGCTTAGAAGGCGCTAGACGTATGTTTCAAACATCACAAAGATTAGAGGAAGTATTATAATGGCCGTACAAACTACAAGAACATTACCCGCACAATTTATCGAAGATTTAGGAAAAGATTTAGCAACACAGATTGTAGCACAATCCGGTGTACCTACGGTAACTACAGGGTTAGCAGGAATATCACAACAACCAGGAGAAACTGCTGCAGATTTTCAAGCTAGACAACAAGCAGCTAGAGAATTTACAACAAGACAACAAAGTTTAGCGGGACTTGCACCACAAGTAGCACAACAAGATGCATTACAACAACAAGCACAACAATTAGCAACTCAAGGTGTAGGATCTTTCGCACCGTTTTTACAACAAGCTCAAGCAGCAGGAACTGCTGCAGGCACAGCGTTAGGTGGAATTGGTTTAGGAGCAACAGCTTTTCAACAAGACGTACAAGATTTTATGTCTCCGTTTCAAGCACAAGTAATAGATGCAACACTTTCAGAATTTGATCGTAATAGAGCTATACAAGAACAGCAAATAAGAGATCAGCAAGCAGCTTTGGGTGCGCTCGGCAGTGGTCGAGCGGGAGTGCAACTCGCAGAGTTTGGCACAGGGGCTGCGAGAGAACGTGCATTATTACAAGCCGGTCTCTTGCAACAAGGTTTTGGTCAGGCAGCAGCTGCCAGACAACAAGATATAGCTAATAGAGGTGCTTTAGCATCTCAACAACAAGGCTTAGGGGCTTTCCAAGCAGGACTAGGAGCACAGCAACAAGCATTAACAGGTACAGATATTTCACGTTTAGGTTCATTGGGCGCACTGAATCAGGCGCAAGCACAAGCTCAACTTGATGCACAAAGAGAAGCAGTAAGACAAGCAACATTCTTACCACAAGAGCGATTAGATAGATTTGCTGGACAAGTAACAGGAATTATGGGTGGATACCCTGCACAATTCCAATCAACAATTACTCCTAACCCAACACCATTACAAACAGCGTTGGGTCTTGGTACAACACTTGCAGGTATCTATGGTGCATTTAAAAATCCTGGTCAAACAGATTTTGGAAGCGTATTTGGAAGAACTAGATAATGAATAGAATATTAAAAAGACCAATGTTTAGAATGGGAGGTTCGTCAGGAACTGGTATCACGTCAGGACTAGATAGACCACAACAAATGGCCAAAGGTGGTAGAATAGGTTATCAACAAGGATCAATGCCTAATTTTCAATTAAGTGGGTTACCTGGGTTTGCAACACAGCTTGGTTTAAATCTTTTATCAACACCACCACAAGGTAATATATTTCAAACAGCGGCAGTAGCTGCACAAGATCCGTTTAGAAGATTACAAGCAGGTCAAGCAGCAGAAATAAAGACAGCATCAGATAGAGCGTTTGCAGAAAAACTAGCTAAAGACGAAAGAGATTTTTTAAGGGGTGAAACTACTAGAAAATTAGAATCAGCAGAGAGAATAGCTGGTATGAATGTAGCAGACACAACTAAAAGAGTGCAAGATATTGCAGATACAAAATATGAGGGTGACATAATAAAAGCACAAAGAGAAGTAGATTTTCCAACTGAAGTATATCCTAATTTAGTAAGTCAATATGGAAATAAACAAGTTGCTACAACTGTAATAGATTCTACTAACTTACAAAAACAAAAAGATATTGATAAATTTGTAGATTTAAATCCTTTTTTAGCTACTAAATTTGTATACGATGTTGCAACAGGTAAAACTATGACATTTGTAAAAGATAAATTAAGTGGTAGATTTAAATTAATTCCAGCTGACTCTGCTGATATAGATACAATTGGTGATGATATGCCAGATCCTGATAGAACACCAGGATTGTTTGGTCAAAAAACAAAACCAAATGTAATTACTCCAGCAATAAAAGAGTTTATATCAGACAAAGATAGACCCGACTTTGGTATGGACTTCTACGATTAAGGAGTAGACCGTGGCAAGATACGTCCCATTATCAGAAGCAGAACTAAACAGTGAGAGTAGTATATTCTCATCTGTCGCTGCTGGCTTTGCATCAGGTATTCTTAAAACTGTAGAGGGTGTTGTATCTCTTGGTGCAGAACTCATTGACCTTGGAGCAGATTCTAACACAGCTGCAAGCGTTGAACAATTTTTTGATGACATAAATATATTTGAAGATACAGCACAAGATAGAGTTGCTGGTAAACTTGTAGAAGTATTCACACAGATAGGTATACCAGGAACTGCAGGATTTAAAGCTGCAACAAAATTAGCGGACAAAGCTATCAAAGCAAAAAAAGCTGGTAATTACGTAAATTCACGATCTAAATCTATTCAAGACGGTATGAAAACAGCTCAATCCTTAAACGATAGAATACCTGATAAGACAAAAAGATTTGTAGCGGGTGTATTTGGTGGTGCAGCCGGTGAAACTTTGGTTGCAGATGTAGAAGATATTGGAACGTTTGGTGATTTTTTTGATGGACCAACAGCGATAGATGATAGAGAATCTGTAGGTAGAGAGGAAGCAGGTAGAAGAATATTAAATAGATTAAAATTTGGAACTGAGTCTATATTTATTACACCTTTTGTATATGGTGTAGGCACAGGTGCAAAAGCTCTTGCTAAAAGAGGAAAAGATCTTGCATACAGCGATAGTGCATTTGAAAGATGGGTGGATAAATATATTGGCTCACCATTTAGACCAAGAGGTGATTTGCCAACAGAAGTTTTTGAGGCAGAGATGGCAAAGGCTGGACTCAAAGCAAGAGATACATTTAGAGCAAAAGAAATTGTAGAAAACATAACAAGAGAAGTAGATGAAATATTTCCTAGAACAGGTAAATTTTTTGATACGACTACAAATAAAGAACAAGTAGATTTTTATAAAAAAATAAATGATGTATTGTTTGAAGGTGATTTAAGTAAACCAATAAATCCAAAAGCGTCTGATGATTTAATTACATTATTAGAAAATAAAAAAGTATCACAAGATTCTATTACAAATATTGTAACAAATTTAAATAGTGCAAGAAACGAATTTACTAATTTAATTAATATATTAAACAGAAATGCAGGAACAAAAATTGCTGCAGGTGCAAAAGATTTACAGAAAATAATGAAAGAAAGAATAGAGGGATGGCTAGGTGGCACGTATAGAATATTTCAAAAACCAAGAGGTTTATTTAAATTATTTCAAAAATTTAAACCAACAGATGAGGCATATGCAAGATCTATAAATTTATTTAGAAGGTATCTTGCACAAACTGATACAACAAGAAAAACACCGGTAAAATTAGAAAAAGATTTATCAACTAAACAAATGGTGCCAGTTGGAACAGAGTACTATGAAAAGGCAAAATTTTTAGTTGACGATATTATTAATCAAGCACAAGTTAAAAAGAAACCTGGTGGTCTACCAGACATTACATATCAAAACGCCACTGCTATGTCTAAGAAAAAAACATTTGAAGGTATACCAGGTAGGGGTAGTAAAGTATTCAGAGAATTATTTGGTGAAATAGAAGACCCAAGATATTCTATATTTAATGCAATGACTAATTTATCTGCCGTTGCAAGAACAGCTACATATCTTGATGATGTTGCAGCACAAAATAGAAAAGTGCAACAAGAAGGTGGTAGAGGATTTTTTTGGGATAGTGAGGATATAGCAAAAGAGGCGGTGCAATCACCAACAACTGGTATTCAAATAGTAGAATTAGATACAGTGGTTCAAAAATTACCTGGTGGTAACAGTATCGCTAATCCATTGGCTGGTAAATGGACTACAAAAGAAATAGCTGACGGTATAAAAAATGCAAATGATATTGGCGCAGGTCTTACATCTGTTATTAGAGGTAGAGAAGGTGCTAATCCTGCAGAAAAAGCAGTGACATGGTTTTACAGAAATCTTTTATTATTTCCAAAAGGTATATCACAACTAGCAAAAACAGTTTTATCCATACCTACACACTTACGTAATTTCTTTAGTGCTGGTGCATTTGCTGGTGCTAACGGTATATTATTTGAAGGATTAA